TCGAAGGGCTGGCCCCGCCCGAGCAGAAGGGGACGCCGCTCGATGAGCTCGCCAAGCGCCGCACCGGCCGGGGCGCAGCGGCCCCGGGTGCACATCGCGCCGCGGGTCAAACGGTCCGACGCTGACGACGCCGAGTTCCTCGCCGCCTCCTACGGGCTGGTGCCGGACGAGTGGCAGCGCCTCGTGCTAGAGGACTGGCTGGCGGTGCGCCCGGACGGCCGATGGGCCAGCCTGACGGCCGGACTGGCGGTACCTCGGCAGAACGGCAAGAACGGCTGCATCGAGATCCGCGAGCTGTACGGGATCGTCGCGCTCGGGGAGCGGTTCCTGCACACGGCGCACGAGGTGAAGACGGCCCGCAAGGCGTTCCTGCGGCTGGCGGCCTTCTTCGAGAACGCCCGCAGGTGGCCGGAGCTGGCGGAGCTGGTGAAGGAGATCCGCCGCACCAACGGCCAGGAGGCGATCGTCCTCACCAACGGCGGCAGCGTCGAGTTCGTCGCCCGCTCCAAGGGGTCGGGCCGCGGGTTCACGGTGGACACGCTGGTGCTGGATGAGGCCCAAGAGCTCGACGACGACGCGCTCGAGGCGCTGATGCCGACGACGTCCGCGTCGCCGCTGGGGAACCCGCAGTGGATCTTTACGGGGACACCGCCCGGACCGAAGGCCGCCGGTGAGGTGTTCACCCGCACGCGCGACGAGGCGCTCGAGCGCAAGTCGGCGCGGCTGTGCTGGCACGAGTGGTCGGTCGAGGGCCAGGTGGATCTGGACGACCGGCGGGCGTGGGCGGCGACGAACCCGGGCCTGGGCATCCGGCTGCAGTGGGACGTGCTCGAGGGCGAGCGTGCAAGGTTCTCCGACGAGGGGTTCGCCCGCGAGCGGCTCGGCATGTGGGACGAGGCCGCAGCCTCCCGGGTGATCGACGCGGCGACGTGGGGCCGGTGCGCCGACTCGGCGTCGCAGGTCGTCTCCGATGTAGCGATCGCGGTGGACACCACGCCCGACCAGTCGGTGACGAGCATCGCCATCGCGGGCCTGCGCGCCGACGGGCTACCGCACGTCGAGGTGATCGAGAACCGGCGCGGCCCGCTGGACTGGGTGGTGCCGCGGCTGGTGGAACTGGTGGCGCGGCATCGTCCGCGGGCGCTGGTGATCGACGAGTACTCCCCGGCGATGGTGCTGGCCGATGACCTGAAGAAGGCGAAGGTCGTGGTCACCGTGACCAAGACCCGCGACATGGTCGCAGCGTGCGGACAGCTGTACAGCGACGTCATGTCGGCCCGCGTCCGGCACATCGACCAGCCGCTGCTGAATACGGCGCTGAGCGTGGCGCGCAAACGCGCGGTCGGGGACGGCGGCGGGTGGGCGTGGCACCGCAAGGACGTGGAGTCCGACATCACCCCGCTGGTGTCGGCGACGCTGGCGCGGTGGGGCGCGATGGCCCCGAAGACGAAGGTCAAGCGGCCGAAGCGCAGGTCGGGTCGAAGTAGCGGAGACCGGAGGGCGGTGATGCTGTGATAGATCAGATCACCCTGCCGGACGTGTCCGAGGACGACAACGCCACTCTGCACCGCCTGCTGCAGCAGTTGGAGGAGAAGAGCCGGCGCAACAAACTCCGGGCCGCCTACTACGACATGCGGCATGCCGCGCGGCTCGTGGGGTCGGTGATCCCGCCGCAGTACTGGCGGCTCGGCATCGTGCTGGGTTGGTCGGGCAAGGCCGTGGACATCCTGGCGCGGCGCTGCAACCTGGACGGTTTCGTGTGGCCGGACGGCGACCTCGACGCGATCGGGTGGCGTGAGGTGCGGGAGGGTAACAACCTGCGGTCGGAGGTGTCGCAGGGTGTGATCTCGTCCCTGATCCACTCAACCGCGTTCGTGGTCAACACTCAGGGCGGTCCCAGCGAGACGGACGGGCTGATCCACTTCCGGGACGCGCGCAACGCGACGGGCGAGTGGAACGCCCGCACGCGACGGCTGGACAACCTGCTGTCGATCACCGCCTGCGACGATGACGGCCGGCCGACGGCGCTGACGCTGTACCTGGACGGCCGCACCATCACCGCCGAGAAAGACTCATCCGGCTGGACGGTCGACGAGCAGACGCACGCGTGGGGTGTGCCGGCCGAGCCGCTGCCGTACCGGCCGCGCCTGGACCGCCCGTTCGGCAGCAGCCGGATCTCCCGCGAGGTGATGAACCTGCAGGATCAGGCGACGCGGGCGCTGATCCGGCTGGAGGCGCACTCCGACATCTACGCGATCCCGGACCTGTGGATGCTCGGCGCCGATGAGAGCATCTTCAAGAACGCCGACGGGACCATGCAGGCCGCGTGGCAGGTCGTGATGGGCCGGATCAAGGGCATCCCTGACGACGAGGACGCCGACAACCCGCGGGCCGACGTCAAGCAGTTCCCCGCGGCCTCACCCGAGCCGCACCTGGCGAGCCTGAACGCTTACGCGAAGATGTTCGCCCGCGCCACGAGCCTGCCGGACACGGCGGTCGCGATCACCGACATATCGAACCCGACGAGCGCGGAAGCCTACGACGCGTCGCAGCATGAGCTGATCGCGGAGGCCGAGGGCGCCACCGACGACTGGTCGCCGTATCTGCGGCGCGCGGTGGTGCGGGCCCTGGCGATGGCCAACGACATCAAGGCCGCCGACATCCCGCCGGAGTGGGCGACGATCGCTCCGAAGTGGCGCGACCCCCGGTACCTGTCGCGGGCGGCGCAGGCCGACGCCGGGATGAAGCAGCTGACGGCGATTCCATGGCTGGCCGACACGGAGGTCGGCCTGGAACTGCTCGGCCTGGACGGCCAGCAGATCGCCCGCGCCCTGGCCGACCGGCGCCGCGCGGGCGCACAGGAGCGCCTGACCGCGCTGGCTGCCGCAGCGCAGGCGGCCCGCCGCGAGCCGACGGTGGCCGAACTGGGTGAGCAGCGTGGCGACGGCGGTTGAGGTCGCCGCCTACGCCGCAGCCCAAGATGACGTGGTGGCGCTCGCGCACGCGGAGCTGGTCCGCTGGTGGGCCGACCTGGACGTCTCGGATGCACGGGCTGCCACCGGCGCGCTGGAGGCGTTCCTGCTGGAGCTGACGGCCGCCTACGGGAGCGTGGGCGCCGCCCTGGCCGCCGACTTCTACGACGATCTGCGGGAGCGAGCCGGCGCGCCGAGCACCTTCCGCGCCGACCTGGCCGACCCGGTGCCGGCCGAGCAGGCGCAGGCGGCCGCCCGATGGGCGGTCGGGCCACTGTTCGGTGGTGCCGGCCCGCGGGCCGCGCTGGAGCATGCGGCGGGCTCGGTGCAGCGGCTGGTGCAGCAGCCGGGCCGCGACACGATCGCGCTGAACGTGCGCCGCGACCCGGCCCGCCCCGGATGGGCGCGGGTGCCGCGCGGCAAGGGGTGTGCGTTCTGCCGGATGCTGGCGGGCCGCGGTGCGGTGTACTCCTCGGCGAAGGCGGCGGGCGACATGCGCGCCTTTCATGACCACTGCAAGTGCACGGCGACTCCGGTATGGCGGGGGCAGAAGCTGCCCTACGACGCCGAGGAGCTGGAGTGGGAGTATCTCGCTGCCCGGGCGGGCGCCGACAGCGGCAGCACGAAGAAGGTTCTCGCGCAGATGCGCCAAGACGAGGGCATCCGCTAGCAGACTTCCCCGCCCAGGCGGCGGGGGTGGCAGTACCCATCACGCCCCAGGAGGGCCCCAGCATGTCCGACACGACCGAGGCCGGGACGGCGGCGACCGCCGAGCCCGCACAGCCCGCCGAGCCCCAGGAGGGCCAGCAGGGCGAGCCGACGACCTTCGACGCCGAGTACGTGGCCAAGCTCCGCAAGGAGAGCGCCAAGTACCGCACGGAGGCTAAGGCGAACGCGGAGGCGGCCAAGCGGCTCGCCGAGATCGAGGAATCACAGAAGACCGAGGCGCAGAAGGCGGCGGAGCGGCTCACGAAGGCCGAGCAGCGGGCCGCCGAAGCCGAGGCCAAGGTGCTGCGGCGCGAGGTCGCTCTCGAACACCAGCTCGGCAAGGACGACGCGGCGCTGCTCGACGGCCTCACCGACGAGGCCGCGATGCGCGCCCTGGCCGCACGGCTGGGCGCCGGGACCGGCAAGAAGAGCAACTACGTGCCCCGCGAGGGCACCAACCCCAACGCTGCCGCGACCGGAGCAGGCGATGAACGCGAGTTCGTCCGCACCCTGTTCGGGTCGGGCGGATAATTAGAAGGGAAACCTGGTCATGGCCGTTTTCGGCAGCACGGAAGCCAAGGTTCTCATGCCGCGGAACATCGCCGACGGCATGATCACGGCGTCCCGCTCCACGTCGGTGATCGCGAAGCTGTCCGGCCGCGAACCGCAGCGGTTCGGTGAGACGGACTACATCACGTTCAACGACTTCCCCAAGGCTGAGTTCGTCGAGGAGGGCGCACAGAAGGCGTCCACCACGGGCGGGTTCGCCTCGGTGACCGCCAAGCCGCACAAGGCGCAGGTCACGATGCGGTTCAACGAGGAGGTGCAGTGGCTGGACGAGGACTACCAGCTCGGCGTCTTCCGTGAGCTGTCCAGCGCCGGACAGGTGGCGCTGTCCCGCGCACTGGACCTGGGTCTCATCCACCGGATCAACCCGCTGACGGGGACGGTCATCGCCGGGTGGGACAACTACCTGGCCGACACCACCAACCGGGTGGAGCAGGCCACGGCCGACGCCGACGCCGACTTCAAGGCGGCCGTCGGGCTGCTGGTGAACGCGACGCCCTCGTGGCCGGTCAACGGCGCGGCGTTCGACCCCAAGTTCTCCTGGGCGCTGGCCAACCTGATGGCCCGCGACGGCTCCGGCGAGACCTCGCAGCAGCGGTACCCGAGCCTGGGGTTCGGCACGAACGTCACCGACTTCATGGGCGTGCCGGTCGCGCAGGGCGACACCGTGTCGGGCACCCCGGAGGCGGCCGACACGAAGGTCCGCGCCATCGTCGGTGACTTCACCGGCGGCATCCGCTGGGGCGTGCAGCGCAACCTGCCCGTGGAGATCATCCGGTTCGGCGACCCGGACGGGCAGGGCGACCTGAAGCGCAGGAACCAGATCGCACTCCGACTGGAGATCGTCTACGGCTGGTACGTGTTCGCCGAGCGGTTCGCGATCGTGGAAGACGCGGTGGCCTGATGCCGCGGCTGCGCGACGCGACCACCGGCGTCATCGTCAACGTCAGCGACGCGACGGCGGCCCGGCTGCCGTCGCAGTATCGGCCGATCGACGCCCCGGCTGCCGGCGAGGGGTACGCGGCGATGAAGGTCGCCGACCTGCGCGCCGAGATCGAGCGGCGCAACGAGGGCCGCGAAGAGGCCGACCGGCTGCCCAGCGACGGGCGGAAGGCCGACCTGATCGCCGCCCTCGAAGCCGACGACGAGTAGCGCGAGGGGGCGTCGTGGCTGAGATCATCACACTGTCCGACCTGCCCGAGGACCTGCGGTCCGCGGAGATGGTCGAGGCGATGATCGCCGGTGCGAACGCGAAGGCGTCACGGGTCGCCCCCTGCCTGGACTCCACCGACCCGCTGCCCACCGCCGGCCAGCTCGCCGAGGCGAAGCTGATTCTCCTGGGCGCGGTGAAGCGGTGGGCCGAGGCGGGGTCGGGCGCGTTCACGCAGCAGACGGCCGGGCCGTTCAGCGTGTCGACCGACACCCGGCAGCGGTCGGGGTACAACCTGTGGCCGTCGGAGATCGAGTCGCTGCAGGCGCTGTGCCGCACGGCGCCCGTCGGCGCGTTCAGCGTCGACACGGCGCCGGGCTGCGCGGTGCAGCATTCGCCGATCTGCTCGCTGGTGTTCGGTGCGGCGTACTGCTCGTGCGGCGCGGACCTGACCGGCGCCGGGCCGCTGTATGAGGATGTGCCGTGATCTTCCCGCGCGGCGAGACCGTCGTGCGGATCCGGCTTACGCCGGGCGGGCGGGACCCGTTCGGCGACCCGATCGGCGACGTCGAGACCCGCACCGACATCACCGGGTGCGGCATCGCGCCGCGGCAGGCCGGTGAGCAGATCGGACAGGGCCGCATCGCGGCGACCTCCGGAGTGACGGTGTACGTGCCGCCCGGCGCGGACGTGCTCCCCTCCGATCGGATCGAGGTCCGCGGGGCGGTCTACGAGGTCGAGGGCGAGCCGGGCGACTGGCGGAGCCCGTTCACCGGGTGGGAGCCCGGCATGGAGATCCACCTGACGCGCGTCGAGGAAGGAGCAGCGTGATGGCCGATCGGGCACGGTACCGGCCGGACCGGCGCGGGATGCGGAAGCTGATGCAGTCGCCCGACGTCGCCAAGGCCATGGAGCAGGCCGCCGAGAACGCCCAGCGCTACGCCGAGAGCATCGCGCCCCGCGACACCGGCACCTACGCCGAATCGTTCGACGTCGAGACCCGCGTCGTCGGGGACCGGGCCACGGCGGTGCTGTTCAACCGGGCCAAGTACGCCACGGTCATCGAGATCCGGCACCGGGTGCTGGGCCGGGCCACCGACCACGCCCGCCCCTGATGGCCGAGCCGCCGTACGCCGACGTCGAGCGGATGCTCGTCGTCGACCTCGCCGGTTTCGGACAGACAGGCACGGTACTGCCCGACGGCCTGCCCGACGCGCTGCCGTTCGTGCGAACCCGGCGGATCGGCGGCACCGACGACGGGGTCACCGACCGGGCCCGCGTGGTGGTCGACGTGCTGGCGGCGACCCGCGGGCAGGCGTGGGACGTGGCCAGGCACCTGCAGCAGCACATGCTCTCCGGCCCTCGGGCTGTGCCCGGCGCGGGGATCATCGACCGCGCCACCACCGATGTGGGGCCGCAGGACGCCCCATATGAGGACGTGCGGGTGCGGCTGGTGACCGCGACGTACAACGTGTCGTCGCGCCGACCCCGCACGCTGTAGCCCGCCCGGCTCCATCGCCCCACGGGGGCACCCGAATACGAGAGGAGACGGGCCATGCCCGCCTGGGACGAGCTGAAGAAGCACCAGAACCACCTGATCCGCAAGACGCTGGAAGGCAGCGTGTTCGCGCTGCCGACCGGATACGTGGACCTGGGGTTCATGTCCGATGACGGCGCGCAGTTCTCCAGCGAGATCGACTCCTCCGACGTCACGAGCTGGGGGTCGGTGGAGCCGACGCGCCGCGACATCACGCAGGACGTCACGACGCTGCAGGGCTTCTTCCAGGAAACCAACAAGATGAGCATCGCGCTCTACACCAACGTGGACGCCGACTCGCTGACGCCGGACGCGACCTCCGGCGAGCTGGTGGTCGACAAGCCAGACCGGCCCGCGAACCGGCACTACCGCATCCTGACGATCGGCGTCGACCTCGCCGACGCGGGCGAGATCTACGTCGCCCGGTTCCTGCCCCGCGCGTCGGTCACCGACAAGGACGACCAGGGATACCAGGGCGGTGACGACCCGCTCGGCTGGCCGGTCACCCTGACCGCCTACAAGGACGCCGCGCTCGGCACCTCGGAGCGCTACTTCTTCGGCGGCCCCGGCTGGAAGGCGCTGCTCGACGACATGGGCTTCGACACGACCCCCTGACGACTCCGCGGCGTCGGTCTGCCGGGCGGGCGCCGGCGCCGCGGCCCACCTTCCCGCCCGCGAGGAGCCATCGTGTCCGAGACGTACGTGTCGCCGACGGGCCAGCGCATGCAGGTCACCACGCCGACGGTGGCGGTGCGCATGCGCGCCCGCGGCTGGCGGCCAGAGTCCGAGGCCACCCCCAAGCCCAAGCCCAAGCCCAAGCCCAAGCCCAAGCC